CTCCAAATGGTAAAACCATACCCCCGGACGGCAAGGCTTACAAGGCCCTGCCGGAGCCGGAAAAAGAAGTTAGTTTTAATTAAAGCCAACTTCCCAGACTGTACCACTGTGATACTAGGGTCCTAGTAAAAGAGACCCGTGTTCGGCCCCTAAGAGTATAGTTATTACCATACTCTTGAAACGATGTGTTCCAAAGTCGGTCCATCATTAGACCGACCCCCTCCGAACGTCGAGTAATTCCGACGTGAATGAACTGCCAGAAATGGTATCCTTCGATCCCATCTCCAGCAACTACAGGTAAAGCCTCATCAAAGTTACCGATGAAGCCCCCATCCCCTTTGCCGTAAGGCACGAAGATACGTAAATTCTTCGGGACAGCGGTGAAAAGGGTCAGCCAAGCAGGTTTCAGTGTCAAGTCACAATGGAGAAAACCAACTCTCCTATGGGCAAGCCACCTAATCTGATTGGCTAATATGTAGAGTTCATACAAACTCGTCAGGGCGTTCTTAACGAACACCGGAGTAACATCGTAACCTTCCGAATAGTGAGACCCGCAAGATTCACGAAACTGTGAACCAGAAGAGAAACTTTTCTCCTCGTTCACCGTGAATCCCAGGAAATCACAAAAGGAAGAATAGAGCTCGAAAGCTTCAACGGGGATAATAACATCATCACCGTAGACGCTTATATCTTCAGTACTTAATTTCAAGTACTTACAGACGCAAAACGCGGCTGCATAGAAGATAAGGGATTCTAATTCAAATGTGAATCCGTTCCCCATACTGGAGAACTTTTCCCATGAGAATAGCTGCCCATCGAGACGGCCGAAATGTGATCGACTACTATTAAGAAGAGCATACCAATGAGGTGGGAACACCTCCTCGATAAGTTTCTTCGAAATAGAATCACTCGCGGAACTAAAATCAACAGTCGCAAGGTGGTTTGTTTTACTAGCCACCTTAGCAAGCTGCTGATTCCTTCCTTGAGTGTTTAAGTTGATCCCATGTACCAAGAGACGTGATCTGATCATAGACCCTATAGCCTTCTGGAACCAAATATTGATTCCAGGTTCTATAGCGATCACACGATCAGTGAAGGCGTCCTTGGGCACAGTGACAACCTTATTTCCAACCTCAAAGGTCGGGAAACCTATTTGTTTTAGGTGACCCGCCCAGAGAGGATACCCTTCATTAAGACAGGGAGAGATAAGGTAGTACAAGTCGCGCGTTATTCCAGTTTCACACTGGAACTTATTGGAAGCAGAAGCCTCAAGCCCGTTTAATCGGGTAGTAGCTCCTGGACCCCAATTGGCTAGTCCGAAAAGTTCTTCAGGAGAATAACCGACCAGTATACTTTCGATTTTTCGTTGCATTGCAGAAAGCAATGTAACGTTCGGCCCGTGGTAATTCGGGTCAGACGAAAGTTTACCAAAACGGCGATTCGTTATCTTACACCTAGATTCCATTTCAAGGAATTTAGAGATTGCTACTTGATCCTTCTTTATACCAGTTTGTAAAAAACTGGATTTCGAAAGGATTTTCGTAGCAGTGTAAGCATCCCTTAACGCAACATGATTCTCATAATTAAGAGGATCAAAACCCAAGGCCTTAAGCTGAGACGGATCATCACGAATGATAATCCAAACAGCGAGAGATCTCGGGCAGTTAAGAGAACTGAGAACTTCATGAACTACCGAAAGAGTTAATCCTTCGGGCACGCGGTACTTCTTTGACGATTGAATCATCAAAGACCTATACTTCTTAGAAGACATAGGGAATCTCCAGTGATTGATCCCCCTAGGGACGTGAAGCCCTAGGGATAAATGGACAAACCTTTAATAGGGTTTATCCAACGTTACAACAGCGCCGTAGATAGGGCTCCCCGTTACATCTGTAGGGGAGTCATCTGAAGCGTTAATTGTATCGAAATGGAGCGAAACAACCCGGTTGAAAAACGCAAGTCTTTCTGCCGGTGTTGCACGCTCTGGTATCAACCACTCACCATTAAAGGTACAGTCATAAGCCTTCGTCGGCGCGGGTTGAATCCCAGTCGACGTTGAAGGTGACGTAGCTTCAAGGGTTGGAGAAACGTACTTCATCTGCACTCTTGTCACCCTGGACGTCTTAGACGGCGCCCGGGAAGATAGAGTGAGAGCTGGGTATCCAATCTGGTAACCACCAGACCGATCAACCCACTTCGCGATTCCTTGGGGAGTAAATCCTTCAGGGTCGAGATTGCCAGGTGAACTGGCGACTGAAACATCAACCCCAATAGTCGCACTGGTAGAACGTACCAGACGACCGAGGATCGATGACAGTTTAATGGAGCCAATGGCAGCCATTTAGTTCCTTCACATATTAGTTACTAGGTCGTTGCTTTCTTTAATCACCTTGAAAAACGTGTAACCAGCAAGGCTACCGCATTGGCAGCATGAATATAGGATAATGGATTCTTTGGACGAGGAAAGTTTGGAGCCGGAAAATCCGTAAGGATAGTCCGGTCAAACTTCACTAGTTCCTCAGAAGCATTTCCAGTATTTCGCCGCCTAGTGGAAAAGCCAGGAGCTGTTTGCACGAATTCATCGGAATTAAAGACGACCGAAATGTACGTTTTCGTGATTTGAGTTTTGTATCCTTTCACAAAGACTAGGCCATCGAAGTCAGAAAAGGCTTCTAAGGCTTGGCCAATAGGAAGGAACCAATCCACAATAAACGAATACGGTAATAGCTCCCACGCAAGCAACGTAGGAGAGGTTAGGCCCAGTTGTGCCAGTTTATTGACTATAACGTCATCCACCTTATAGTAGAGACCAAATTTGGTTGTGGATTTCACAGTATAATATTTCTTACCTGTGATATACCCATTCGCCAAAGAGTCAAAACTCAGGGGGACAGCGCCTTGGTCATTAACTGTACTGCTGGCATGGACATAGTAAACCACGGGGCTTTTAACAAGCGCCTGAGAGAAGATCTTCATGGATCCATGAATGTCACTGACTAAGGGCATCCAGCCATAGCGTAACTCAAGCCACATTTCTGCGGCAAGAACTATGCCTGACTTTCCGCCTTTCTTCAGCTCATTATAGAATTCAATCGAACCTTCTTTTAATGGTTTACCGAGCTGTTTCATGGAACCTTTGAGATAGCCCTGCTTTAACAGCTGAAAAGCCTTTCCAATCCTCGTCACATTATTAGTGAAGAGGCGGAGGGTCTGATTAGCCGTTGAGAGGTCTTCCCCTAAGTTCACATTAGCAGCATTAATCTTGCCTGCAAGTTTCGCAATGGCAGGATTAACCCTAGACCCATAATGGGACTGGGGTGTTACGTCCATAAGACCAATACCGGCGATAGTGTTATAAATGATTCCCCATCCTGGGGTTCCATTCGTAACAGAATCAGTTCGACTTTGGTATTCTCCGTCATTCATCCGATATAGCGACATGCTATAGGGGTTAATGGGGAGGGTCCCATCGTGCGACTTTTTCTTAAATCCCGGTGTCCTAACCGAAGTGTAAGACCGTGAGTAAGGGATAAACGGAGTAAGATAATGTCCGTCAAACCCATTACTGTTAGTGTTACGGATCAGATAGGTTC